TTCTGTTTCTTCAGATTTTTTTGTAGGGTCAACTGGTTTTTTTTCTTCTTTCGGTGCTTTTTCTTTTAGTTTGTCTGTTTGAGTTTTTGCCTTTCCTGAAGAGAAATCTCTAAGCGGAGTAGCAATACCGTTGTGAACAACATAGAAATCATCCATCCAAGATTCTGTCCCTGCTTCAAGAGCCATTCTCTTACGAGCCTCATTCCAGCTTCTAGTTCCATACATAAACGATTTGCTAGCTTCTTCAACTCTTGAAGTGCTGTCTTCAAGGTCAATATCTTGAAAGTCTAATCTCCAATCAGGACAATTCAATGACTGAACATTTATCTCCTTTGTCATCTTATTGTCTATGTAGTTTCGCAAAGGCTGAATGACTCTCTGATAAAAGCTCTTGGTTTCTTCGTAGCTGGTAGCTCGGTTACTGCCTTCTGGCTGACTAATCATTATCATTGGAACACCATACATACCCGCAACCTGTTTAAGCCCGAAAGTCAAGAGTTTTAAATATTCAATATCAGCTGGGGATAGCCCTAAAGCCGCCGCATCTGCGTTGTTATAAAGAACTAAAGCTTTGCCCGCATTGTGTATTCCTTGAAAATTCTTTTCGAAGAAATTACTAAATTCTTCTGCTTCCGTAGAGCTTGTTCCTTCTGGTAATCTAATCTTTAATGGCGGTTTTCCTGAATTTTCGAAGGTTTTAATATTATACCCCAAGGCTTGTAAGATTAATTGCATCACTGCTTGATTATCCTCAAATAAAGGTTTTCCATATAAACCTCCCCTAGGGTCTGTTCTCTTGAAGTGAGTAATTTCATCTCTGGAATAAGTAATAGTTTTATCAGAAACAGAATTACCTTCTGCAAAAGGAACATATAAGTCATAACCGACAATTTCATTTATGCCTGCTTTTCTTTTCTCTGCATCCACCAAAATTTTTGTATTCTCGCTGTTGATATTATAAATCTCAACAACTTCTCCTTCGGCATCTCCATTTACAAAGACTTTCTCCAAATAGGAATTTCCAAAAGCATAGAAATTCGTGACTATGCTTTGAACAATGTCCTCTATGGTATTCTCCGAATTTGGTTCATCATAAAATTTTATTAATTTTCTCAGTTGAGCTTTATCTTTGCCACCATTAGGAATAGGTTGCAAAATATAACCAGCCCCCGTAACCGCAGACCTAATTCTGTCGGCACATTGTGGAGAGCCCGGAGCTTCCGTAAAAATATCGTATAACAAAGACCATTTCTTCCTCGAATCAGTCTCGGAAGCCTTTAGTTTTTTGCCGGAACTTGTTGTATACTCTTTCTCTCTGCCTATTGAATAATTACTCCTAAAAACTAATTTCTCAGCGGTTTCTTCCGCCCATTTATCCTTAGCCTCTTTAACTTTTTCCTCGGTTAACTTATCTATGTCCTTTTTAAAGAACCTAGATAATTGATTTGCTAGAAACGAGTGTTTCTCCGCCATAGAATTATATAATTAATTAGATTTTCTGAAGCGGGCGGTAATAGTCAAATGAATAGCCCCCTTACCGAGAAGTATTCATCTGTATTGCCAAACCCTTCAGAAAATCTATCTTTTATTATCTAACGATGTGACCCCTTGACCTCCCCCTACAATTATAACACCAAAGCCTCCTACTGTCTTAGTGCAATGCCAGCAAACCCCCGCAACAGCATCAGATAAATCTTTTGTTAGCCCCATCGGGTGGTCTACTTTTTTTCCCTCTATTAATTCTAAGTAACGACATTCTTTTACAAAAATTGGGTGCAGATAATAATCTAATCTTCTCTCTAAAACAGATTCTTTAAGGAAATTGTAAGCCTCAATATTTTTATCTACAGATAAAGTCATCGTCTGATAGCCTGCGTTATGCAAAATCTGTAAAGTATCTTTACTCTGCCAACTATCAGCACTAATTCTTCTGATATTAAAGCCTCTAGTTTTTAAAGCGTATATAAAGTCTCTTATCTCACTAAATTGAATTTCTCTTCCTGGAGCCGCTTGAAAAGTCTTCATTAAATCAATATAAATCTTGGGTCGTCTTTCTATTTTACCCGTTCCTTCGTTCTTTACGTCAGACCAACCATCGAATTTGCCCATTGCAAATCCTGCTACATCTCCGTTTTCTCGACCTAAACCAAGGTCAATATGAATATACCTAGGTTCATTATCCACGCATTTAAACCAACTTGCCAATTTTTTATCTACGGTTATGGGGTCTAATCGTTTCTTATTAGCATTGCGAACAATAATTTGCCCATCTCTGAAGAATCCTTGAACAGCCAAGCTAGGAACAGCCCCTAAGTCTCTCATAGCCAAATCAGGATTTTTTTGGAAGTCTATTTTATATTCTACTGGAACCATTTTGCCCTTGTGTTCAGGAAAGAAATCACCTAAATCAAAGACTTTACCGCAAAATTGTTCTTTTGGAATCGCTTCCCAAGTAGCAAGTCTTCTTTTATACAAGGCCGGATTCTTATCTTCCTCAAATTTCTTTTCTGCAAAATCATAAACAAATCTAGGAGAGGTGATAATAAAGGTCTTTCCATTACTGATGAAACGACTCTTGATACGCTTAGACATCTGGTTATAACTGGCTTCGGCATAGTCCTTGTGCTTGGTCCTAACGTGAAATGAGGCTTCATCAATAATACCGGCAAAAATGTTATATCCAAGGGGGGCGGCTTCGTTTGAACCCAGAGGAAAAACAGAAATATTCTTATCAAATCTTAATTCTGACTTTATGTCATCACTAGGTTTATGAAAATGCCTAAACCAAGGGTTCTGGTCTATTCTATTTTTAATTTCTCCGAAGACAACTTTTTTTGCCTGCTCTTTGTTTGTTGAAACATTAACAACATAGATTCCGCTGTCGTCAGCAAGATTAAAAAACTTTTGAGGGTTCTTTAAACATAACAATTTATAGGTGATATACTCTATCGCTTTACTTGTAAAGAACGATTTTCCACTTCCGATACCCGCTATGACTAATCCTTCTGTGTAGGCATCGTTTATAAAAAACTCAATCAGCATTTTCTTTATCTCAGGTCTGACTTGTCTAGCCGCAGGACAGTATAATGGATTGGTTAAAAATTCCTCTATATCAACAGGATGTTCTTCGTATACTTCAGACAAATTATTCAAACAGCTACTCCGATGATTCAGAAGATTCTGAAACTCCATCTGTATCATTTGCCTCAATTTGTTTTGGACTAATCGGTCGTTCATTGGTTTTATCTTTAAAGAATTTGAACACTTCATTAGGGTCAAACTCATCAAGGTTGACTAAATCGAAATTGAAATTAACAGCATTTCCTAAACCTTCTTCTTCCTTTTCAAAAGGAATGCCCAACCTGTCACGGCTATACTTTAATATTTCTAGTGTAGAATCAGTAATCTGCTTGAACCCCTTTGTATCGGTAACCTTTACAACATCTACCATTTTTCCTGAGACGGTATCTTTTATTTTTGTTTTCACGACAAGATTGTTCATCGCAATCTTAGTCATATTAGTCAACTGAGTAACTATCTTTTCTTCCTCTACCAGAAAAGCCTTCATTTGAGCCGCTTTCGTTTCTCTTAGGTTGTGCATTGTCACCTCAAGAGCCTGCTGTTCCCACTCTTTCTTTTCTACTTCCCAATTAGCTATTTTGCCGCCAATATAGCCGGAATTTAATTCTTCTTCAGAAAATACCTTTTCTAATTTTAAATACTTTCTAGCCCCGTGGGTAGGGCTTAGAAAAAACTTCACTTTTAAATCCTCCCAGTTTATTATTCTTGGTGCTACTGGTTTCAACCCTACATTTTCAACTTTATTTTCCATAAGTCTTTGCAAAATTAACTAATCCTTCTGGGACACTCTTGGATTTTTGCTCATTCATTATTGTCTCAAAGAGGGCTTCAACTAACAGCTTATCCTTGTCATCAGAAAATCTAACAGTCAAAGAATGGTCTTCTTCCGAATCAACTGAATCTGCGGGCGGTGTCGGGTCATCTTTTCCGTGTTCCATATCCTCCCAGTTGAAATCTAATAATTGTAATTTACTCTCTAATAAGTCTTTGCTATAAGGCAATCCTTCCGCTAACTTATCTAAATCTTCAGTAGTAGCCATCTCTTTAATCAACTGCCCTAATTTGACTTGGTCAATGGGAATTTTTACTTCTTCCGTGACAATCGTTAGCTTTTTTGCGGTTATGTCGCTGACAATACCCAAATCATTTATAACAACTTCTTTAAAGCCTAATTGAGAGCAGGCCATAAATCTGTGATAACCGTTGATAATCTGAAAATAGCCAAAGACTCCATTCTCATTACCGCTTCTAACCATTATAGGTTCTACCAAACCATAATTTTTTACGGATTTTACAACCTCATCAAATTGCTGTTGAACATCCAAATCATCCTCTGGCTTTAGTTTAGGATTCCAAGGGTTTGGCTTTAATTCAGAGATAGATACTTTTTTAGTATTTACTTTGTTCTCCATAGATGTTTTATTAATTAGTTTTTCCACGAAATTCCCTTCGCCTTCCAAAATTTAGTATAATACTCTTCCATTTTCTGATAGGCGTGGATTGATAAAATATAACGATGAAAGCGGTTCTCCGCTAGGTCTTTGCTGAATACCTTATGAGAAATATCAGAGATATTCATACAAGCCTTTTTATCTGTAAAGCGAACATTCTTTAAACCTTTCTTAGTAATAACTTTAGTGCACCCGTATTGAGCTCCCGCCTTCCAAGAGGTGCTATCAACGGAGGTAAAAGGATATTTATCCATAGCATCAACTTTGGTCATTGCAAATCCGTGAACTTTTATCCCTCTTTCATAGGCTACTTTCAGATATTTATTATAAGGAAGTCTCTCTCTGTTTGGTCTATCTCCTTCAATAGCAATATATTTGCTTTCTGAATCATCTAGCATTTGCAAGAAGTCATCCCACGAAACTATCTTTGGGTGAACTACAGTGATACACTTTTTAAATAGCCCTTCCTTTTTTAATTCTTCTCTCCATTCTAGAACTCTCTTTTGGCCGACTATTTCTCCGATATCCAGCTCCACAAAGTAATCAAAGCAATCCCAATATTCGTGTAGCCATTCTTTATATTCTTTAAAAAATTGTTCTGGGCTCTCTTTTGTCTTATGCTTTTTTACTACCACAGAAGCAGACAACGCCTGACTGGTTTCCGCAAAAAATGAATGAGCACCGCTATCTATAATAATTCTTTTTATTTTTTGACGCATTACTGCCATTCTCTTGCTATTTCCTTTTTTTCTAACATAGTAATAGCTAACAAAGGCATTGATAATATCTCCTCTTTGTATAAAAGGCCATCCGTCTAACTGCTCCATTCCTGCTAAATAAATATTCATAATCTTTTTCAGTCATAGGAGAGGGGCCTGCTTAGCAAGCCCTCTCAATTTAGATAATACCGCCTACTCTGATGCCCGTAATTGCCCAACACGCCTTTTTATAGTCTTTCCCTATAAAGTCTGCCAGTAGCCCAGCAGTTTCTTCAGGATACATTTTTAACCCGTAGACTAATTGACCATAATAATTGACTTTCTCCATATCAATTATGTTATAGGTCTGGTGAATCAAGCTGTCGGGTAAAAAGGTTGGTCTTGTTCGAGCTTTCTTAGCATCTGTCATTATCCCATCAGTTCTTTCTTCCCCGTAAGGATAATAGAACTGCCCAGGAGCATACCAGACACCATTGTTGAAGTGGATAGGATGTTCTAGCGACCTAGTTTTCATCCATTCTGCATTCGCCTGAATAGACTCCTTTGTCTCTTTGGGCAAGCAAGTCATATTCAAGTAATAAACGGCTATCTTCTTGCAAACTAGGGTGTCTCCCGCCTTCTTCATTAAAACCACATTCTCCAAGCCGAGTTCAACACATCTTAATCCACAGTCATATAGATAGTCTTCTCCGAATTCAGCGAGAACTTTAACCATATTCTGATAAGTAGTCATTGCCAGCCAAGTAATATGATACTTCTTCAGCAAGGGCAATACTATCTTCAAATCATTATGGAAAAAATCCTCGTCCATAAAATGAACATTCTGTCCTTCATAATAAGGGAGAATAATCTCGGGATTTCCAAAGACTATCTTTCCCTTAAAGTGTTCTGCTGTCGGACAAAAGAAACAGCGATTTGAGCAACCCATAGAAAGCACCGCCGACTTTGCATTGGTATAAGGATAGATATGCAAGTCATTGTCATATTCTTCCCAACCCAAAGTTTTCTGAATAATCGGAAACTTGTCGATGTTTTCAGGGTTACCTCCCATTGCCTCGAGATAATAATCAAGAGGCGTCTTGAAAGGAACAATCATCTTTTCCATTGTAGACTCCTTTTCTATCATTTGGTTAAAATGGTTTTTATTTTCTTAACTATATTTTCTGGTAAAAACTCTTTTAAGGAATTTTCGTAATGAGGCATCCATTCCTGTGATTGCTTTATAAATTCTTTGACTAGCTGTTTCATCCCTTGATAGTCATCATAGTAGCAACCTTTATAAATAGGCATCGTGGCATAACTTAGAGTTCTAGGAACAACTGTGAAGCAATGATTTGCCAGAGCCTCTAAGGTTGAATACCCAAAGGTTTCCTGAAGAGCGAAACTAACGCATACACTACTTTTTGCCATTAGAGTATAATACTCTTTTTTATTTTTGGTGGTATTTATAGACTTGATGAACCTCCATTCAGGGTATTCTTTGGACAACTCTCTAGCTAATCTATCGAATAGCTCTGGTTGTTTCTCAGGGTCTAATCTATGGTTGAAAACAACTATCTTCTCTTTTTCTCTACCTCCTTGATAGCAATAGTCTGCTTCTTGATATTTAAAAGGCAAGCCAGTTACAAATAATTTATGGTTTACTCCCGGTATGGCATCAGAGATTAATTTTCTATGATAGTCTGAACCAAGAAAAACTTTGTCAAAGAATTTTAACCAACCTGTTTCGATATGCTTCGCCCAAAGAGACATTCCGCTTCTATAGGTAAAATCATTCTTATCCCAAGTTCCAGCGTGTAAAATTCCACAAATTTGAAACTTCCTTCCTTCCATATCTCGAATATACTGTAAAGCTTCGATGCCTGGAAACCATAGGTCGTGAAATAGCAGAACGTCTGTATCTTTTATTTCTCCATTTCTTAGCATCTTCATTATCTTCTGCAACTGCGAAAATTTATAATAGTGTGTCCCGTAGACATCTAAGACGCTCCCGTGCTCTATCCTACTGGTTAGCTTCTTTCCATCAACATTAATGAAGTTTATTTTATTCTTTCGGAAAGCCTCGGGAAACCAACGATACCATTGTTCGGTATAGCGTTTGTCTAAGGGTTCAATTGGGATATTAATTATTCGCATATGGAACCGTTTTCGTTATCTTCTAGAACACTAACAGAAATTTTTCTATCGGGGTAAATTTTTTCAAAACAATTTTTTAAGTAACCTCCTATCATCTCGCAACTCTCTGTGAAAGTCTTTTCCTTGTAAGCATTTAAAAAACCTACTAACTGTCTTTTTACAATAAAGAATTCTAACTCACGGTTATCTCCTAAAACTTCTATCTTTAACTCAACATAGAAAATATGTCGATGTTCATTCCTTAAAAAAGAAACTTCTTCAGGTGCTTCTGCCCAGTAGTGATAACCAGAAAAATTAGCCTTTACAATTATAGAAGTCATAAGTCTATTAAGGATAGAAACTCCTGCCTGACTTTAGATTCTTTAGCGAAAGAACCTCTCATCTCGCTGGCAGTCATAACACCCTGTTTTTTAACACCACGCATTGTCTTGCAGTTACCGCTCACAAGAACTTTGCCGTTTCTTCGAGTAACAATAGCCTCGCTAGGAACAGAAACGCAGTAAACCTTTCCGGAGTACTCCTCTAAAGAAATATTATAGATTCTAGCATAATCCTTTGATTCTTTTAAACTTAGATGCTCAAAAACATCATAGTAACCGCTCTTTCTTTTTGAAATAGAAGAACTTACCCCCGAGAGAAGTAATAACCGCTGTAAATCTTCAGCCATTCTTTTTGATTTTGTTGTATATTGTCTAGATTTTCCATTATTGTTTATACAACCGTCTCCTAAAAAGTAAAATTTTAAAAATTCTTTCCTATCTTCTAAACAAGATTCGAATATTTCGTTAGGAATAAACTTATCGCCAGACTTGCCAAATTTAGATAAGTAAAGAGTAAATTCTTTTGAGTAAGCTCTGAATCTATTTCTATTTAGTTTTTTCTCATACCGCAATTCTGTAAAGTGTAGTTCAAATCTGTTTAAAAGTAATTCTTTAAAATCTTTATAACCTTTACTTTTATCAAACTGAACAATAGTAATATTGCCCTTTCCCTCAGAGGTTAATTTAGCGTATCCCTCCGATAAAAAAGCTCCCATAAAAGCACAGAAAGTCTTCCTATCAAATTCTAACTTTCCCACCTTAACTTTACTCGTATTACTATTTTTTAAAACACCCGCCTTAGGAATAATAGAACCTACTGCTAAATCTTTTGCCAAAATAAACTTATATTTTCTCTCTTTTCTGCTACCCCAGTCTGTTTTTACTAGGCATCTATGGTCGGGAGTAACTAAAAAATCATTTTTTTGGTCGTCCACTCTTATCATTTTACCTCTATAGATAAACTCTTGGTAACTTATAGGTTTGACAAAAGAAATTTCTTTATCTTCTTTGGTATATTGAGCAACAATATCTTCTTTCCGCAAGTCTTTAAATAGTTTCCAACCTTTGTCTGTTAATATTTCTGTGTTCTTGTCATAACAGAGGTGTTCTGCTTTCATAATCAGAGCGATTCCTTGGGGCTTACAGGCCCTCTCAATCTCATCTACAATCTGTTTGACCAGCCTTTCCTGAACTTGAAGTCTGGCAGAATAATAGTCAACAATTCTAGCGACTTTGCTTAACCCTAAAATTGTCTTGTTTGGGATATAAGCAAAGTAGTATCTGCCGAAGAAAGGAACCATATGATGCTCACAATTATGAACCACCAAACCGTTAGCTACAAAATTATGAAACTTCTCTACTTCCATATTATAGACAGATTCGTATCCGTAAAACTCAACCTTGACTACGCGATGATTTTTCATCTTCTTCTCTTTTCTATTTTTCCACCAAATCTTTGTGTCTCGACTTTTCTTTTCTTTTAGAGCAATTCCTCTTTCACTAGAATACATCTTCTTTAAAGATTCTTTAGCTTTCGCTTTTACTAATTTATATTTTTCTGGTTCATTTTCTCTCAAACTAATAAAGCCCCAATTAGCCCTCTTACCTATCTCCGACTTTTGTTCAGAAGAGAGAGAAGCCATATATTTTCTTGCGTGAAGACCTGTATGGTCTTTATTTATCATTTTCTGTAAATTCTCATAAATATTATTTCTCTTGTCACCGTCAATATGGTGAACTAATTCCTTGCTCTTTAATTTTTCTCCTGATATTTCTTCGTAAATAAAGTTATGCTCCTTCTTCCAGCCTTCTCTTGAATTAGATACCTGAATTTGAAGATAGTTATCGTATAGTCTTGAGTTCAAAGCAACTAAGCTATCCTTAGGCTTTAAATCTTTCAGCATAACCCAACCCCTATTGTAGGTTAAAAATTTATGCTCGGAGGTAGCGTATATAACTCCATAGTCGGTAGTAAGTTTAAGAACTTCTGCTTTCTTTGAGGTCATTCTTATGTCTTTTGCTTTGGAAATAGTAAATCTTTTATTCTTCTCATCGTAGCAAAAGACATCTTCTACCCTTCCTACTAAATCTTTTATTCTAAAAATACCTCTTGCGGTTTTTATTTGAGTGTCACCTGTTAAACAATGCGAATAGAAAGAGCCTTCATCAAGAATCATCTGATTATAGGTAATTCCGTCTTTCCCATTAGGAAAGGTGGTTATCTTGGGTTTTTGGTCTGGGTCATACCCTCTAAAAATCTCTGTATACATCTTAGCGACCCTTCTAGGGGTATCTTTTAACCCTTCTCTTGTCGGGTCTTCTCCAATAAACTCTAAGATTCTAGTAATATGGTCTTCTACGCCCAATCCCTCTTCGTGAGGAAGGCACATCCATTGTCTCGGAACCTCTTTTAAAACAAAATCAGGTTTCAACAACTGCTTGGCATTCTTCTTTTTATAGAGAACGGCTGTCCCGATAGGAAAAGAAGCAAGATTTCCGGAGATAGACAAAAGAGTCTTGCCAGAATCTATTAAGTCATCAACAATCAAAATTCTGGTATCTCGTATCACTAGAGATAGGTTATTGTTCTGAAAATTTCTTATCTCCTCCATTTTATATGCGGGAATACTCAACTCTTTAGCAATTATTTGGGCAGGAATTTCTCCTCCTCTAGGAATACCAAAGACATAATTAAATTTCTTCTTGCTCTTTTTAATCTTCTCGGCTAGAGCCAAAGAATCTTTTTCTAATTGTTCCTGTGTAATAGTTATCATATTAATAGGGTTCTTGTTGAATTATTATATTATCTTCTATTAAAGGAATTATAGTTCCTTCCGTGACTACAGGAAATTCCTTACTCTCTATAATCATCATAAAACAGTTACTCTCAGGAGATAGATACACATTGACCACTTTTACATCTTTAGGCAAAACTTCGTTATGGCTAATGTGGAAAGTTCCCCCTTGCATTAAATGAAGAATAGAACTTGGAGAAATAGCAATTCTTTTTAGGTGGGTGCTCTGTCTATTCATTTGAAATGTTGAATTACCAGCATACCGAGAAATATCCCCACTATGCCAAGAATTCCTGAAAGATTATTAGGGGCTGGGATAGGAAATTTTAATAGAGAGAAGATAATTCCTACAGCAAGACCCGTAAGTAGGCTAAAGAACCATTGCATAGCAACTAAATATCTAGCCTATCAAGAATATCTCTTAAAACAATATTCGCCACTTCAATATCTAAAGTTCTCTGTCTCAAAGTATTTGCCAATTCTGTTCCTGGTTGCAACTCCTCTTCCCCTTTTTCACTTTGGTCTTCCGACCTGCCTAAGATAGGCTTCAGCCTAGAATTCAATTTTCCTAAATTAGACTTTAAAAGAGAAATTCCTTTTTCCATTCTGTCTAATTCAAGAGATGTCCTGCTTTTCTTTTCTACTTCGCAAGCATCTTCTTCTTTTAAAAATGAGTCTGGCATAACTTTTTATAATTATTAATTAAATTATTTTTTCCAACAATCTGCGACTGTCAACTCAACTGGAATTGGTATAGAGAAGCTAACCGCTTTTTCCATAGAGTCTTTTATGACTTGACTAATCTCGGCAATTTGTGTTTCTTTAGCTTCTACCACTATTTCATCGTGAATCTGCATCAGCATATAAGCGTCATACTTCTTCAATGCCTTACTCATTCTAACCATTGCTATCTTCATCAAGTCTGCCGCCCCGCCCTGTATTCTAGTGTTGATTAATTTTCTTTTGGTAGACTCCAACTCACCTCTATCCATTCCTTTGTAAACTTTGAATCTTCTTCGTCTTCCTGAAAGGGTGGTAATATACCCGTCATATAATCCTTGGGTCTGAACTAAATTTATATAATTTTTCAACTTAGAATATTGGGTGAAAAAGGTATTCATATAGGTCTCTGCCTGCTCTTGAGATACTTCCAAATCTTTGGCGAGACTCATTGCACTAAGTCCATAGATTAACCCAAAATTAATGCATTGCCCTATACGATACTTTTTTCCCGAGTTGCCTGCCCACAAAACTTCTTTCTCTTTACTATTTACACTTAGACAGTATGCTTCTTTTCCTTTGGAGTAAATCTTCTTTGTAATTTTTTTTATTTTCATATTCAAATCTAGTATTTTTTATCGTTCTCTCTTCTATCTCTTTTTCTGTTATAAATATCGCCTCCACTCCTATTTTTTTACAATACTCTATCAGTGCTTCTTTTTTATTTTTAGTTACTAAGTAGTAGATACTTTTTCTATTTTTAGGATTAGCTAAAAACTCAAAAGGTTTTATTTCTACTATACTCTCTAAATGTTTGAAGTCTTTATCGGAATAAATTAAGGCATCTGGTATATAATGTCTATTTTCTTTTTTTAAAGGGTGAACATAAGAAAGATAAACCCTACTATTTTTTTCCCAATAAACTTTTTTTAAGTTTAATTGAGTATAATATAGGTATTCGTAAGAAGATTCGCATAGAACCCTTTTTTCTGAATACCAATACTTTATAGGGACACAATAACTATGTGATTTAAATCTACTCGCACTTAGCCACTGTTCGGCAGACAGTCTGCTCCTTCTTTCTCTCTCGCTCATAGAAAGATTTCTGTAAAGTTCCTTCATAGTATTGCTATGATTCTTCGGAACTTCGGGATTTTCCTTTAAAAATTTTAACCTACTTTTAGACATTTTTCTCTTTGACGCTTCTGTATGTTTTTTTCCTATACGAGGACTCTTTTGTAGTTTTCTTGCTTTTTTTATTTTTTCTATGATTCCTCTTGCCCTTTTTTCCCCAAATAAGGAAATGAAAGATTTTCCTTTCTTAAACAGAGAGGCTTCCGGATGTTCCCTTAGTAACAATTTTCTTTTCTCGGACAGTATCTTCTTTGTTTTTTCGCTGTGCTTTTTCCCTAAACGAGGACATTTCTGATTCAATCTGGCTTTTCTTAATATTTCTTTTATTTCTAAAGCTCTCTTTATTCCGTATTGTTCTTCAAATGTTCCTCTTTTCTTCCTTTTTTGTATAATCATAATATTTTCTATTATAATTATAGTATAATTTACTCAAAACTATTTGTCAAGTTAATCCTCGATAAACTCGTCTGTTTTTAACACTTCTTTTGCAAGACACTCTATAATTTTATTTTTTCTTTTTATTATCATTCTATGCTCAGGAGTAACCTCAACGAAGTCTCCATTCTCTAAGTCGAATCTTATCCACTCTTTAACATTTTTTTCATAATAAGTAGATACTACATTATTATACTTTTTTCGGTAATCTAAGCATTTTAAAGGATAAAAATTTACAATATTTTTTTTCTCCTCTCTATTTTTAACAACCTCTTTTATCTTTTTATTCCCTTTCTCAAAAACAATAGAAGTATCTCCTGAAAAGCATTTTGCGTGCTTTCTAGTGCACCCTACCATATCGGCTGTCAACTGATGAATGTCTCCTCCTTCTCTAAATGTTTTCATCATTGAATCCTCTTGGGAATAATGGGCAACTATGCGTAGTTCAATCTGGCTGTAATCCGCAACTATTAATTTATACCCTGGACGAGGAATAAAGGCTTTTCTAATATCAAAGTCATCACTTCTAGCCGGTATATTCTGTAAATTAGGGTTGGCACTATTTCCAGTAATTGCTATTTGATTATCTTGTTTTAATACCCAAGTCCCGCAGTCAGTTTCAGGACACCAAACCTCTTCTTCTTTTTCTGGTTTCCACTTAGAATTTTCGTCTGCCTTCAACTCCTCCTGTAACAAATGATACCCGACAAAATCATTCCCTGTTTTTGGTAATTTTATTATTCTACTTGTGTAGGGCTGTCCTAAAGAAATAGATAGTAGCTCAAAGTATTCACAAGTTCTCTTTTTCTGAATTAGCAATGCCCCGAACCTATTATATCTTTTTTTGTTCCTTCTCATCGAGCCGTCTCCTTCTAGCATAGCGTCAAACATACTTTTTCTAGCCTTCTCATCCATTCCTAGAATAAGTTCGTCAGGAGAAAGAGACATCATTTTACAATAAATAGGATAGAATACTTTACTACTAATATGAAAATTAGTAACCCAATTTCCGTCTGAATATGGCTGATATTTATGAGTAGTAAACTCTTTCCCTACTAGCGTTTGACTTAGGATGCTTATACTTCTCTTTTTTGCTAAGGTCACACCTAGACCATAATTTTTCTTACCTGTTAAGAATCCGTCTGTTAAATACCAACCGAGTAAAGAAGCTTCATATTCGTTAAGAACAGACTTCTCTACAGCAGGAAACTTTTTCTTAGGTTGAACCAAAACTCTAAAACCTCTTTGAATATGCTTTGCTTTAGAAAAACCTACTATGTTATTATTTTTTACTACCCATCTATGCCCCTCTGTGCACCAAATTCCCTGTCTACTTCCGTGACCTCGATTAGTTTTCAGAATACCTGTTTCCCCTTTCCCTTTATGCAGTCCTCTCAACTTTGTCCAAATATACTCCTCTTTCTGAATATCAAACCCCATCACTTCTTCCCCGATCACTAACTGAAAATGATACTTCCATCCTCTCTTAGTTAGTATCTTTGTCGAAAGAGGGACACAGGCTAATCTACCAGACCTAGTTCTATGTTGTAAAAAATCTGTATATAAAATTCCGTCTTCTGCTTTTTCTTTTAGTCCGACTAGATAGGTTCCGTTTAATTTATCAAATTCTCTGAAATCAAGAATGGCCTTTACCGCATTATTAGACTTCGCTAGTAATTTAAGAGATTCGTTATCTGTGGAAGGCTCTCCTCCAGGTGTAAAAATAACAGGACTAACTCCCAGCTTATCAAAAATTAAATCTCTTAGTTGCTTACTGGAACGAACATTCATACTTTGACTTCCAACTAAATCCTTTATCAGAGATTCCTTTTCTAATAAGATTGCCTCCGCTTTATTCTCTAAATTCTGTAATAAGGCTAAATCTATTTTCACTCCTCTTAGTTCCATCTCTGATAGAACCTTTATTAAGGGCAATTCTATCTTCTCGTAGCAAAGAGTGATTTCTTCTTTCTCGATTAAAGGTGAAAACTTAGTATATAAATCAAAAGTATTTTTAACATCAGCACAGCAGTAATTCGCCATATCGTCTTTTATCATTTCCGCTGTCTGAAATAGATTGGGCGTCTTTGCTACATCGTCATATTCAACTACGGCTCTTTTTAGTAGTGTCTTAGTCAACTCTTTCAAGCCGTGTCCTCTGTTCTCATCCAGTAGATAGCTCATTATCATCGTATCGTGAATTTTCTCAGGAAAATCTATGTTCAGAACACTCTTTAAAATCTTTATATCAAATTTAGCATTGTGAAAAATGATAGTGTTGATTTTAAAGACTTCTGTTAGCTTCTTTTTAACATCTTCTTTAAAATCACAGGATGCCCAGTCTATATAATATTGTTTCTTGCCGTCTCCCCAGCCAATACCTTCTATTTTAGCTTCTCTTGGATTCAAGCTGGTGGTCTCAGTATCCAAGGCCATTAACTGAGGAAAATCTGCTTTTTCAAATTCTTGTTTAGTCTTTAACCACATATTTTTTCATTTATTTCTCTAATATACTTCTGATAGGCGTCATCAATAGCCAATTCTTTAGCAAGAGCCAGCCCGGGGACACCTACATACTTTCTTTTGCTTATTGAAAACAACTTTCCTCTAAATATTATATGAGACTGAACATAATGGTCAGAATCAAATCCTCTTGTAGTTGTATGTAAAGCAATCACCTTCTTCGAGAATTCCTGATAACTCATAATTCATAGCTAGTAACCGCAACCGGGTAATGCACAAGCACAATTAACAAAATAACCGACTATTACTATAGAAAAAATCATTACTACGATTGCGACTGTGTTTAGTAAAATAGTTCTTACACTCCCTTTTTGTTTGCCCATAGATATTTGTGGAATTGAGGTATAACTCGAAGATTATACTGTCTAGATAAGTAAGCGTGTTTAAATAATACTTCGTTTAGGATGTCTTTGAAGGCTTCCTGCTGGGCGACAAAATTTTCTGCCTTTTTTGGGTCTATGTTAGGCTGAACTACTATCGGAATGTTTAAAATATTAATATCCTTTTTTCTTAAATGTTCCAAAACAGCAAACATTTCTAGTAACTCCGCTTCATTGCTAATAACAAATTTAAAGAATATTTTATGCGGGTAATCGTTCAAGTATTTTGCTAGAGTCTCTAAATTAGGACTGTGATTATTTTTAGAGGAGCTTAACTTAGGAGAAATGCTGAATCTGTCTATTAGTTTATCATTACTCAGAACAGGAAGGAAAATTCCGTTAGTTTCTATGTTTATAAAATAACCCTTTCCCTTTAATTCATAGATTAGGGTATCTAATTCCATCGTGTCCTGAATCATTGGCTCTCCACCTGTTAAAGTAACTCCTCTAGTGTTTTCAAACTTCTCTATTTCTTTTATCAAAGGTAAGGCGAAATACTCTGTATAAGTTGAGCCTGGGCGACTAGCGTATAAAGTATCGCACCAAACACAAGAAAGCTGACATCCTGCGAATCGGATAAATATCATCGGCATACCTATGTCTATTCCCTCAAACTGGCAAGATTTAAAAATTTCGTGGACTTTTAACATATATTTCGTTAATTACTTTAATATTTAGACCTCTTTCTTTTAAGCATCTTTTCCAAGGAATTACGTGGGGAGTAACTAAATATATTTTTTCTTTGAAATTCTTTTTATACTTTTGTAATTGCTTTATTTTGGCTTCAACTCTTTTGCAACTTCTCAAAGGATATAGTTTAGTGACTTCCAACAGATAACTATTCTTTTTATAAAAATCAGGGATACAACCATTACGGTAATAATGATATTTTACCTTCTTTCCTCTTAGTATTCTTTTTACTAAAAGTTCATAATCGTTACCCATTTTTATTTTCAGCCCTAACTTTGAAAAATGCTCCTTACCATATTTTTTTAAAACCCTTTTATATCCTAAGTAACCTACTTCTTTTCTCAAGTTATCTTTACCCATCCAAAAAGTTTTCTGTAATCTTTTCCCCGATATTTTTAAATTCTTATTATTCCTCAATCTTTCTTTTTGAAATTCTGAAAGGTGGGGAGGCTTGTTCTTGGTTGCTTCTAATAACTGTATTCTTCTGTTTCTTCCCACTATTTCTTTATAGTTTTTTATGTTTTCCTTTAAAATTCGTCTTACAGTATCAGGCTTGAAGTTATATTTTTTTATAATTTCTACTATGCTTAATCCTCTTTCAGTAAAGTCTTCTCTTATTGTTTCTAAAATTTTAGTGTCTCTTCTCCTAAAAAATTCACTAACCTTTTTGCCCGTCCACAGATTAGAAGAAGGATACCTTCTGTTAATCTCGTGAACTTTTAGCATAAAGTTTTGGTTAAATACTTTAAGAACTAAACCTGCAAAGGAAGGGAGGTGAACCCCTTTTGCAGGCTAACCCAAATTGTATGTCAACAATTCTGCTTTCGCAGGTTTAATTCTTAAATCTAAAACACACTTTGTCAAAGTATCTACAAAAGTAGAAATTGAATATTAAAATTATTTTTTTTTTAATTTTAATACAGCAATTTATGCTTTTTAATAAATAGTATATTCTAACTCCTCTGGGCGTAAGTCATTATAAAATGAGTAACTACGAGAGGTCTTCTTACGCCCTACTCTTTCAAGCCGAGGGAAATAATAATTTCTTATCGGCGAATAGAGGATAATGACCTACTCCCAGAGAGGCGAATAAACGCCTCCTTGCTCTTTACTTAGTCTTTTTTGTTTTTGCTTTTGGCTTAGCAATAGGCTTTTTGATGGCCTTCACTACTTTTTTTGTGGACATTTGTTTTTATATATAAAAAGAGCCCTTAAATGGACTCTTGTTTTTCAACTCGATATTCGCTCATAGAATCTACACCTGTATAAGTAATACTAGCATTTTCTGCCTCCCAAACTGTTACTTTAACAACATATCTATCCTCTTGAGGAATTGCCTTTGCGGATTTTTCTCTTAGATATTCCATAACCAAACTATAAATATCTCCCGAGATATGTTCAGCGGTAGGATTAAAAACAACTTGCTTATTTATGTCTTTATGGTCGTATCTCCCGTCTATTAAAGCCTTGAGCTCTTTAAAATCAACAACCATATCGTTAACCAAAGTATTTGTCTTTATAGAGATAAGGACAGACCAAGTGTGCCCGTGAACATTGGCACACGCACCATTATAATTTTCTAAATGGTGAGCCGCCGAAAATTTATGCTTTAATTTCAATTCATACATAAGATTATTTATATAGATGTTTGAAAAATTTTTTAAATTCAGGAACCTGAGAAAGTATTTTTAATGTCTGGTCTGATTGCTTTATAGATTCCTTATCTGTTTTTCCTTGCTCCATTAAGAGCATTGCCAATCCATTTCTCACGAGAACCAACCCTATTCCTTTTATATCGGAAATAGATTTACAGCTATCAAAGAAATCATCAACACTATTTCCGTGAAAAGACATTAAAGCGAAACCCTTTCCTTTTTCGTATTCAGCTTTCAGATTTCTAGCCATTGTATCAAAGCCATCAAAAATTTCCTGTTTGCAAACTCCTCTGTCTTTATTGTTCTTAGTATGATAAGGCATAGCTTTAATTTCTTAATACAATTATAGCAAATAAAAAACTGATTGTCAATGGCTAAACTGTGGATAACTTTTTATTGAGACATTTTCCACACACGACTTTCGGTTTTTTCTCTGTCTCTTGATACATTTTGAAAACGGCATTAGAC